AGGATAACATCTGGTAGTGGTGGTAACAAAATGCAAGCTCTTATTGGTAATTACAATTATTACTTACAAATGATAAGAGATGTAACCGGGTTAAACGAAGCTAGAGATGGTAGCACTCCAGATAAAAACGCTTTAGTAGGTATTCAGAAAATAGCCGCCGCTAATAGTAACACAGCAACAAGACATATATTACAAGCTGGATTATATCTTACAGCTGAAACCGCTGAATGTTTATCGCTTAGAATATCAGATATTATAGAATATTCTCCAACTAGAGACGCGTTTATACAAGCTATAGGAGCTCATAATGTTGCCACGCTACAAGAAATGACTGAACTACACTTATATGATTTCGGTATATTTATAGAACTACAACCAGACGAAGAAGAAAAAGCAATCCTTGAAAACAATATTCAAATGGCTTTGCAGCAAGGCGGTATTGATCTTGAAGACGCTATTGATCTTAGAGAAATAAAAAATATAAAACTTGCTAATCAAATGTTGAAAATACGTAGAAAGAAAAAGCAAGAAAGAGATCAATTAATACAACAGCAAAATATACAAATGCAATCACAAGCAAATGCGCAAGCTGCTCAAGCAGCGGCTCAAGTAGATGTTCAAAAAAACCAAGCCCTAGCACAAAACGAAGCTCAATTAGAACAAGTTAAAGCGCAACTTGATGCTCAAAAAATGCAACAAGAAGTAGAGTATAAAAAGGAATTAATGCAATTAGAGTTTCAAATGAACATGCAATTGAAAAATATAGAGGTTGAGGGCATGAAAAGTAGAGAAAAAGAAAAAGAAGACCGTAAAGACGAAAGAACAAAAATACAAGCCACACAACAATCAGAAATGATTGAGCAAAGAAATAGTGGAAAACCACCTAAAAACTTTGAGTCTGCAGGTAATGATATACTAGGTGGAGGCTTTGATTTAGGTGCTTTTGAACCTAAATAAATTTATTAACTATTATTATATTATATTATGGAAGAGAAAAAACAAGAAGAGCCAATGGTGGATAATACCGTTGACAAATTAAAAATTAAAAAACGTAAAAAGTTAAAACCAAAGAAAGACGAAGTAATTAAAGTTGATCTTAGTAAACCAGCTCAACAAACAGAAGAAAATACTGATGTTGAAGTAAAAAAACCAGAAGAAAATGAAACTAAAGAAAATAACGCTGACGACAGCGGAGTGGTTGCAGAGTCTGAAAATGCCGACGCCACACAAGAACAAGAAGAAGTACAACCGGAAAAAGAAACACAAGAAGAATCAGTATTAGAAGAAATTGTTGAAGAGAAAGATGATACTGAAGTTGAGGTTGAAGTAGAAGCTACTCAAGAGCAAGTTGATGAAGCAATTGCAGAAGCAGAAACTACCGGTAAACCAATACCAGAAAATATTCAGAAGTTAATAGACTTTATGGAAGAAACTGGTGGTGATTTAAATGACTATGTTAGACTTAATCAAGATTATAGTGGACTAGACGATAAGGCTTTACTATATGAGTATTACAAGCAAACAAAACCTCATTTAAATACAGAAGAAATTAACTTCCTTATGGAAGATCAATTCTCTTACGACGAAGACGAAGACGAAGAAAGAGATATAAAAAGAAAAAAACTAGCGTTAAAAGAGCAAGTTGCCAACGCTAAAAGCCATCTGGACGGGCAAAAGTCCAAATATTATAAAGAAATTAAAGCTGGTTCAAAGCTCACTCCTGAACAACAAAAAGCTATGGATTTCTTTAATAGATATAACAAAGAGTCAGAAGAGACTAAAAAACAAGCGGAAGCTCAAAAATCTAATTTTTTAAATAAAACTAATCAAGTTTTTAATGATAAGTTCAAAGGTTTTGAATATAACGTCGGTGATAAAAAATATAGATTTAAAGTAAACAATGCAAACGAAGTTAAAGAAACTCAAAGCGATATTAATAATTTTGTCAAAAAGTTTTTGAACGAAAAAAATGAAATGTCAGATGCTAGGGGATATCATAAATCTTTGTATACAGCAATGAATGCCGATGCTATCGCGAAGCACTTTTACGAACAAGGAAAAGCTGATGCTATAAAAAATAGTATTGCTAAAGCCAAAAATGTTGATATGAATCCAAGGCAAAGTCATGGACAAATTGAAGCAGGAGGTATGAAGTTTAAAGTGCTAGGAGATGATTCTTCTGGTTTTAAGTTTAAAATTAAAAACAAAAATAAATAATAATTTAAAAATAATAAAAAATGGCAATTACTCCTGGGGGCTCACTTAATAGTGTGCCAAACCCAATTAAACAATTGTTGTCAACTAACTACATTGATTTTACTGATGGTAGTACAGGTTGGGAACAACAATATTTACCAGATCTTATGGAGAAAGAAGCTGAAGTTTTTGGAAACAGAACTGTTTCAGGATTTCTTTCGCAAGTAGGAGCTGAAGAGGCTATGAGCTCTGATAGAGTCGTATGGTCTGAACAAGGTAGACTTCACTTAGCGTACACGGGTACAATAACGGTAGCGACTTCGGTTGTAGCTGTTACTGGACACGCTGCATCTACAGGTACTTATGTAGCTGCATCACACGGTTTAAGAGTAGGTGATACAATGTTAGTTGCTTCGTCTGCTGTTACTTACACTGGTAAAGTTACAGTTGTTTCGGGTGACAACGTTACTATCCTTCCTTATGAATTTGCACATGCAACTGGCCACGGTATGGTGGATGGTGCTGTTACTGTTCTTAAGATTGGTTCTGAGTGGATGAAAGGATCTGATACTCCTTACACTACTGCTAACGAACCTTCGTTCGTATCTTTCGAAAACAAACCAGTTATTATTAGAGACATGTATCACGTTTCAGGATCTGATGCTTCTCAAGTTGGTTGGATTGAAACTACTGGCGAAGATGGACAAAGCGGATATCTTTGGTATTTGAAAGCTGAAGGTGAAACTAGATTAAGATTTACTGATAATTTAGAAATGACATGTTTAGAAGGTGTTCGTGGTGCTGCTGCGTCTACACTTGATACTGGTGTTGGAACGTTAATGCCTGGTGGTACTGGTTCTGGTAACGATGACTTTGGTACACAAGGTTTATTCGATGCTATTGAAACTAGAGGAAATTCATCTAATGGTATTAATGGACTTAGTTGCTCTAATGATCTGATCGAGTTCGATGCTATATTAGCTGAATTTGATAGACAAGGTGCTATCGAGGAAAACATGATGTTTGTTAATAGAGGAACTAGTATCGCTATTGACGACATGTTAGCTTGTATGAATTCTTATGGAACTGGTGGTACTTCTTACGGAGTATTCGATAACTCTGAAGATATGGCATTAAACTTAGGTTTTTCTGGTTTCAGACGTGGATCTTATGATTTCTACAAATCTGACTGGAAATACTTAAACGATGCTGGCGCAAGAGGTGCTATAAACGCTAGAGACACTGCAACTGCAATTAGAGGTGTTTTTGTTCCTGCTGGTGTATCTTCTGTTTATGACCAACAATTAGGTAAAAACTTAAAACGTCCTTTCTTGCATGTTCGTTATAGAGCTTCGCAAACTGAAAGTAGAAAGTTTAAAGTTTGGACTACTGGTTCTGTTGGCGCTGAGACATCTGAATTAGATGCAATGCGAGTTAATTATTTATCTGAAAGATGTTTAATTACTCAAGGTGCTAATAACTTTATGTTATTGAACTAAAACAATTTTTAAAAGACCGGGGCTTCGGCCTCGGCCTTTTATTTTATTAATTTTATTATATATTATATTATGGCAAAAAAACAAAAAACAAAAGTGGAAACAACTCCACCGGTTGTAGAGCAACCAAAAGTTGAAACACCGGTTATGGAAAAACCATTACCAAAAAAGAAAGAAAATACTTGGGAAGTTAAAGATAGAGTATATCAATTAATCAGTAATAAAAGACCTATAAGTAAAATAATTAAATCAACAAACATATATTGGTTTGATGAAGAAAAAGGTTACGAAAGAGAATTAAAAAACTGTGCGAATCAACAGACTTGTTTTGTTGATGAAATGCAAGGTGATCAAAGGTTAGATCATATTATTTTTAGAAATGGTATATTAGAAGTGCCTAAAAATAAAACTGTTTTGCAAAAATTATTGTCGTTATACCATCCTCAAAATGGTGTTATTTATAAAGAGTTAAAACCAGAGGTTAACGCTATAAATGAAGTTGAAGTTATTGAACTAGAAATAGAAGCTTTAAATACAGCTAGAGACATGGATATTGATATGGCCGAAGCTATTATGCGTGTAGAAATTGGCTCTAAAGTTTCAGAGATGAGTTCTAAGGAACTAAAAAGAGATTTATTAGTATACGCAAAGAGAAATCCTATGTTGTTCTTAGAATTAGCTAACGACGAAAACGTTACGTTGAGAAATTTTGGAATTAGAGCTACGGAAATGGGAATAATAAAATTATCTCCTGATCAAAGAACTTTTTCATGGGGTTCTAATGATAGAAAACTAATGAACGTTCCATTTGATGAACATCCTTATTCAGCTTTAGCTGCTTGGTTTAAAACCGATGAAGGTATGGAGATTTACTCCAATATTGAAAAAAGATTAAAATAATCTAACTGTAGATGCAGTCGCTCTACGGGGCGATTGCAAACTACAAAATTAAATTATATGGAACAAAATAAATCAAAAGGATTAGGTGATACTATAGCTAAAATCACAAAAGCAACTGGAATAAAAAAAGTTGTAGAAACAGTAAGTAAAGCTGTAGACAAAGATTGTGGTTGTGAAGGTAGGCAAAATACTTTGAACAGATTATTTCCCTATAAAAAATAAAAGAAAATATGGTAAACGTAGATACAGTATATCAAAGAGTGTTAGCACTTGCTAATAAAGAACAAAGAGGATATATAACTCCTCAAGAGTTTAATTTATTTGCTAATCAAGCTCAGCAAGAAATATTTGAACAATACTTTTATGATTTAAATCAACAGGCTAGAATACCAGGTAACGAATACGTGCATTCTGATGTTGACGATATGTTAGAAGAAAAGTTGCAAATATTTGAAAAAGAGGACACTGCTGCCACTATACTTAGTTACACTCCTTTTCCCGTGGGCTTCTATGAATTACCTAATTATATTTATAGAGTTAACAAAATACAATTTAATAACAATGATTGCGAGATACTAAAAACAAAAGATTTTAATGACTGTGTAAATGGAGGTCCTTTAACAAGACCAAATAACAACAGGCCAATAGCAAACATTAGAGATAACGTTATGAGAGTAATAGGTGGGACAAACTTATTGCTACCCACAGCGATTGCTCCAACGTCTTTAATTTACTTTAAAAAACCAGGTGGTATTAATTCATCAGGTGTAAATCCTGATGTAGCTTGGGGATATTTTGTTGTTGGTGGCAAAGCTCTTCATGATACTTCCACTAACAAAACTTTCCATTTCGAGTTACATCCAAGTGAAGAAACTGAATTAGTTTATAAAATATTAAAATATGCTGGTGTTTCTATGAAGCGTGGTGATATTACAAGCGCCGGACAAGGAATGGAAGCGGCTCAAGTACAACAAGAAAAACAATAAATAAATGGGATTATTAAATCAAACAAAGCAAGCTTATTATAACAACGGTGATTATGGTAATTATCAGTTTTCTTCTTTAAATGATATAATAAATCAATTCATGGTTGTTTATGTTGGGGAAAACAAAATTATTCCTAAAGCAAAACGTACTGACGTAGCATTTCATGCTCAAAGAGCAATGCAAGAATTATCATTTGATACATTTAAATCTTGTAAATCACAAGAAATAACTGTTCCATCAAATTTAAAAATGATATTGCCACAAGACTATGTGAACTATACTAAAGTTAGTTGGATAGATTCCGCTGGAATAAAACACTTAATGTATCCAACAGACAAAACATCAAACCCAATGAGTCCTCAAATTGACTCTGATGGTGATTTTTTATTTGATTTAGATGGTAATCAAATACCTTCTGGAAATCTATTAGCAGGACAAACGTTCGAAGGTGGTACTAATGGCTTTAGTCTAAACGTTACTGCGAGAGATGGTATAGCTCAAGGTGGTATTGTTATAAACTCCAACCTTGTGCCAGGTGTGCCAGATAATAACTATACTACTTCGTCTGGTTGGTTGTGGCATAATAATAAGTTAAAACTTTTTAATTCTGTTAG